ACAGCGTTTCGGAGAGAGTTATTAATATATGCCGATAGAAGAGGAAGGTAGGCTTATGACGGATTTACAGTTAGAAAACTATACAATTTCAGCTCAGCAACGAAAGTACATGAAGAATGAGCGACGTAACTTGTACATTGCTTTAGAAGAACTAGACATGCTGTGGGATGAAGATGAAGTAGTGCAAGTGAAAGAAGCATGGAACAACAATGAAAGTGTGTTCGCAATTGGCGAAAAAATGCAACGTGATCCAGATGAAGTTGTGCTACTGATTATGGATTTAGCAAGAAAAGGTGCGATTGGAAAAAGGGGGTTGGGGTTAGGGGCATGAAACAGCTAACCTTTGAAGATGTTGTAGGAAACCTGGATTATGCCGCATGCAGTACGTCTGAACAATTCCTTTCTAGTCATTTAGTTACACCAACTTATGCAGTAGAATTTTTTGACCAAGATGAAAAGCAGAAGTTACATTGGTTTGAAGTACATACAGAGGCTGATGCAAAAGAAGAAGCGGAAAAAACGTACGGGAGAATTCAAATCATTCAAGTATATGTGTCTAATCGAACATTGGAAGAAATTATGGAGTTGGACTAAGGGCATTTTTATCAAGAGAGCGCAGGGATTTCCTAAAATGGACAAGCCTATGCAAAGGAGAACGGATATAAATGAAAAGTGAAATAGACATGAAAACAAATGGTATCTACATTGTGGAAGATGGGAAAATCATTTTTTTAAAACTGCCAGAAAGCAGATATGGACAACAAGTTGTCCATTGGGTAGATGGAAAAGTGTCTCATACACAAACCACATCTACTGTTAAGTTTAAGCGATAAAATTTGAATTTTATATAAAAAAAGATGAATCAGCAATTGTTTTAGCTAATTCACTAGTTCTATCAATTTAAGTAATTTTTATATGTAGTTATATCAAAGTTCTAAGAGTCGAGTTAAAAAGACCTCAACAAGACTATAAAAAAAATTAATATAGAAAGAATAAGGTTTTATTAGGTTAATGCTACAACAGCAAGAGTTAAACCCCAAGTATTTAATGAATCAGAATAAGGTCCTACATGAACAGTAAGTGTACTTGTTATACCTGAAGGTGTAGTAAAAATGGCGGGTGCTGATACAGAGGTATATCCTGCAGTGTATCCTAAAGAAGTCCCTGATCCAATGAGGGCATTATTATTCAGATACATAGTGATACCTGCGAAATTGCCTCCGGGTTGAATAATTACTTGCACTTCATAGATTGCCAAATAGGTTCTTCCACCTTCTAGCAAAACGGTTGTTGGTGGTGTAAATGAGATTGCCGTACCATTAGAATGTACCACGGTATCTAGTGGAATTGCAGAATTTACAGAAACGATTGTTGGGGTAGTCTGAACAACATTTAAGCTGTTAGCTGTAGGAGGTGGACAAGAGCAAGGACACGGTTTGTGAATTTTTGAGTTCTTATTATGTTGATCATTCACAAAGAATCAAACTCCTTCTTGTGTATCTATTTTCTTTTTAATGCATTTGTAAAGATAAACTGAATTGTGTTGGTGAGTCAGTTCTTAAAAATATTTGATATATGAGGGATCTCAAATTGCATTCAATACATATATATGAACGTTTTTTGAGAGCAGTACTGTAAATTAAAAACACAATAAAAGAGTGATTTTATACAGAAAAATAAAAGAACCCGCTGATGCTAAACGGATTCTTTTGTAACAGGAACACAAGGAACACCAGGAAGCTGGTCCAGAGCAACCCAGGTATTCACTTGGATGATATTACTATATGTAAATTGGATAAAACGGTTCATGGAAATGAAATTAAACAAAATTCTTATTTGGCACAAAAAATAGGAGTGCTTGACCAGAGCACTCCATGACGCTAACAACTATACCTATAAGAGTATATGAGTGCTGTAATTAAATATTCTTAATTCTTATTCAAACAAGAAAGAGCGCACGGAAAAGCGCTCTTTGATCAAGATCTATATGAAAAAGTATCGGCAATTAAATCTTATGTATGCTTTCAGTTTATGTGCAAGTTTAAAGAAAATTTTTATTTCATAACAAGCGAAAAGGGCACGCATATAAGCATGCTCTTTGACAAGAAAGGTAGATTTCTATGAGTGGAGAGTCTCCATATAATAACTTATGCTCGTCCAGTTAAAGTGTGAAAAATTTAAATAAAATAGTTATTATATACAGAAAAAAATAAAAGAACCCGTCTTTTATAAACGGATTCTTCCCTTAAGGTGTGCAAGGAATTCAAGGTAACCAGGCCAGAAAAACCTGTGAAGTTCCTTGTAATAATTAATGTATGCAGAGTAGTTAAGAAGAATGATGAAATTCTTCTTTAGCAAAAGGAAATCGTGTACAAAAAATGTACACGATTATATAGAAACTATGTCTTGTGTGCTCATTGCATTCTATGTTTATTGTATGCAACACGTGACAAGTTTTAAAAAATTAAAAGAGCGCTCCTTATATCTAATTATAATGAAAGTGACGAGCTCGCATTATATAGAAGGATAGTATTGTATGCCAAAGATTAGTGAATGGGTTTAGACAAAGTCGTTACTTTATAGCAATGTAAAAAGAGTACACATTAATTGTGTACTCTTGTAAAAGGAACTCTATGACAGTGAAAGAAAAAGCATAATACAACATATACTCGTCTTATCTAAAGGTGCAAGGAGCTCAATGAAATAGTTATTTATATGAAAAAGAGCACCAAGACCATATTGTAAATGTTATATTCTGTATAAGTATATGGGGATTGTATATAAACAGTGAATCTATTTTAAATAAATTTTTTATTTAGTAACTAATAAAGAGCACCGTAAAAGGTGCTCAACGACTAATTCTGAGATGATCTTGATTATTCTATGCATCTTTTTGATATATGTGCAATTTTGTATAAAATCTTTATGTATTTATAAAAAAAGAGCACATATCTATGGTGCTCTTGGACAAGAAAGGTAGATTTTTATGAGTGGAGAGTTTCCTCATACAATAGCATATGCTTGTCTAGTTAAAAGGTGACAAGTTTTTAATGAAAACATAAATGTTTGTTTGTAAAAAGTGTGACCGAAATAATATCAAAAATTTATTTTATACAACAAAGCAAGCTAGCCGAAATAGCTAACTGCCCTGTTGTACAATTTTAGAGGTTTCAATCGATACAGATATATGTTGTAACAAAAAGTTACATCTATAGTATAAACACATGTCAAAGTAATATGCATGAAAGAAAACGAAACAAAAATTTCATTTTGTTTTATTTTAAAACCAAAAAAGAGCACTTAATAAAGTGCTCTCGTGACGAGTCTCATTTTATAACGACTATTTTATAAAGAAAGGATCTCAGCATATTATATGTTAGTCCAGTTAATTGAATGCTTCTTACAAATAAAGAGCAGCTAGCAAAAGCTAACTACTCGTTTCTCCAAGGGGGAACAAGGAGAAAGTAACTTAATGGGTTGTCTACAGTATTGACGAAATATTGAGTTTTATTCAAGGGGAGAGAAGTAGGCCATTAACATGAAGCTGTGCCAATTCATATCCTGTAAGTACTAAATTAATGACGGAGTAGATTGAGAATGGATGATCCGATTAAGGAGATAGTTGGCGCTTGGTTTATTGCAGTAGGGAGAATTATTGCTGCGATTGGGAGTACACCTTTAAAAAAATTGAATAGCGGATTAAGAAAAGACTTGAATGTATGGGGGAATGTATTACAGGCAACGGGGAATGGTCTGGAAGCTGATGGGCAAAGAGAAATATCCCTTGAATTGATTGGGACCGAAATCCAATCAATTGGTAATGTAACGGTTCTAACAGGACTCATTATAGAATTTGAAGGTGAAACAAAAAAAATTAGTGATTGCAGGAAATTGGATACAAGCATTAGGTGGTGTTACATCAATAGGTGGGGAAATAGAGGAGAGTTCAAATATAGATGAAACGTATAACATTGTCGGGAATCTGTTACAAGCGACTGGTAATTCATTACAGGCAATAGGTGGAATTGGTGAATTGAAAGCTAGTTGGGATAAAGTGGAGGGAATTTCGGAAGACGATGAGGAGGATGGACAGCTTATAGTGATTACGGGGAGTTGGGTCCAAGCGGTCGGTTCAGTAGTTTCATTAATCGGTCAAATAAGAGAAGAAATCCAAGAGATAGAGGAAAATAATTCATAGAAAACCTAATAAAATAATCCTTTTGTGAGGGAAAAGAATTTATAAAATAGGTACAATTCACATTTTAATTATTTTTGAATGTAATGGTATCAAATTAGTTAAAACGCCCGAAAATGGACAGTAAGGGTGTTTAAAGAGAAGGAGTGAAGGGTTTGAATAAGATGAAGAAAAAGAAATTAAAAAAAGCAATCGCTCGTCGTACAAAGGCTGTACAAAAAGAAGAGCAAGAAAGACTAGATAAAGCTTGGAGAAATCTTTTTATACAGCCTAGCATCATGAAATAAATATAGTCCGGCTAGAAAACTAGAGGACACCAATTTTTAGAGCAGCAATGAAGCTGTTTTAAAAAATGGTGTCCTCTTTATTTTTGAAAGGGGATGTGAGGAATGAAGGCATTAAAAGATCAACTACGCGAATGGAAAAAACAATCTAAGCAAGTGGAAAACAAACAGAAGGGAAAACGAAAAGAAAACTTAAGCACTCGTGATATTGAAGATTTAATGGGGATTCATGGGCCACGTTATGAGCGTAGACGTGGAGTTATAAGACAAAAGTAGTGCAAAAATAAAAAGGAGTGATTTTACATGACGAAACAATTATCTTTCTTACCGAAAATAGATAGAGCAGCAACACAAGAGAAAGTAGAGGGTATTCTGGAAAGTGTACGTATATATAAACAATTTGGAATGATGCGTAAGGAAATGAAAGTCACTCCTTCTTATGAAAGGAGAGAGCATGGTCCTACACATGCAGTTGGCAAACCGTTAGAAGATGTAGCAATCTCTAATATTCAACAAAGTAAGCGTGAAGAATGGTTAGAGAAAATGGCATTTCGAGTGGAACAAGCATTAAGTCGATTCGGAAACAGTCCAGCTGGAAAAAATCAGAGGGACATTATAGTTAAACGGTATTTAGAAGACGAAGATGTGTGCGATTATATGGTGTATAACGAAATTGGCATGAGTGAACGTACGTATCGACGTGTGAAAGCTAGAGCGTTTTATAAATTGGCCTTTGCTCTTAGATTAGAAGTTTATGAAACTGAAGAAACTGGAGGGAATGAATCATGAATTTTGTTCAGCCCATACGTGATCCAGAGCAAATACAACAAATCAAAGAATATTTAAAAGAAAAGAATGCACGTAACTATATTTTATTTGTAATGGGAATCAATACAGGGTTACGTATCAGTGATATTTTAAAACTAAAGATTGGAGATTTAAAAGGTAGTCATATCTCAATGCGAGAAATGAAGACAGGTAAGCAGAAACGCATACAAATAACAGCAGCACTAAAGAGAGAGCTTCGATGGTTTAATGAAAATAGAGAAGATGATGAGTACCTATTAAAAAGTAGGCAGGGAAAAAATCGGCCAATCGGTCGTAGTATGGCATATAAGATACTAAGTGGAGCGGCAGCAGAGTTCGGATTAGATGAAATAGGAACACATACGTTGAGAAAGACGTACGGGTATCACATGTACATGCAAACGAAAAACATAGCATTACTTATGGAGATATTCAATCATTCGTCAGAGAAGGTCACGTTACGTTATATAGGTGTAAACCAAGATGCAATGGATAAAGCAATGACTAGGTTTAAAATCTAATCATTGCTTTTTTCTTTATAAATCTATACAGTTACTCATAAATTTCGTATTGTGTAACTCAAAAGGAGAAGTATTATAAAGTCAATGATAGCAAGGGCTGTAGCGTTTGGCTCAGTTACACACAATTAAACATATGGGTAATTGACAAGCATAAAATGATAAAATTCTGTATATTAATTAAATATATTGGACACGAGGTGATGATGGATTGGTATGCGAAGAGCTACTATGTGAATTGGTCGAGTATAAAATGTTACAAGGCGAAAAGCCAGATCTATTAAGGGTAAATCCAAATTATTATAGAATGATATTAGAGGACTTGGCTTATCCAGAGTGGTTGATTAGAAAGAAGGAAAAGATGAAAGAGCATGAGTTATTAGGGATTAGAATAGAACTTACAAATCAAATTGAAAAATTTGAAATGAGAATAGTGAAAAAAGTGGCAGAGTCGTGACCGCTTTTTGGCAGGAAATGTGCCGGTTATTTTGGGATTTTCGTGTTATATTTGTATTGTGAGAAGTGGCGGAAAAACACAACTCACTATGTTGTTTCTAAATTTCTAAACGGTTTATAATGACGGCACATAAAATCCGAAACCAGCAGATGGTACTGATTGAATGCTACCGTTGAAAAGAAAGAGCATCCTTAGGGATGTTCTTTTGTTTTTATGTAGCAAAGAGTATGCAGTATACTCTTTGCTAGTTTTCTACAGTTAAGAACCATACCAATTACGGTGGCTTTCAATTAAAGCGTCGTGTGCAGCATCCCAATAATTCACAGAATAGGCATAGTCATAGTTCATCATGCACTTAATGCCACTACCAGAAGCATCATGTGATAATCCGTAATTGTGAGACCATTCGTGTTGAATTGCATAAGGAGTAGAGGTTGTCCCTTGATCAAGCACCACACTAATACCACTTTGAGGTGCGGAAGGGTAGACATAAGCAATGCCGCCAGCTGTAAATTTGCTATCTTTGGTAAAACCAATTACGAAGTCGTATTGTGTATTGTTTTTCCATTCGGCATTTAAATCCGCTAAAAGTGCACTACTATTTGCGCCATCGGATTTCCAGTTCGCATAACCTGTAACAACAAAATTAATACTATGTTCGGCCCAGAAACTATTATCTGCTTTTTCTACCATTTGTGCAGTAATTGTTTTCCAATCAGGATGAGCAGCGCGATATTCTTCATCAGCTGCGATTAAAATTGTAACAGTACGAGTGGGAGCTAAAGCATGAAATAGAGAATTGGAATTTTCGATGTCCGAGAGTGAAAAGTTACCAAGTGAATAGGTTACTTTCTGACTCACTTTTGGTAAAGGGTCCCCTATGAAGGGGTGTTTGCTAGAGATGGAGTGTTGATGCGTATCCATTTCTTGTGCATGTGCAGAAATAGAAGTAAAAGGTACCAGTAAAAGTGCACTACATGCTAAAGCTGTAATCATTCGTTTAAGCTTCAAATGCTTGTCCTCCTAATAAAATAATGTTGTTCAATAACATTATATAGAGATTTATTTATATTGGTGATAGGACAAGCACCTTATTTAGAAAAGAATGTATAGAATTTTGAGAAGGTTAAGGAAAAAAGGGGGGCCATGAAAAAGAAGAATATAGAGATGTAAAGTGTAGTTGTTGAGAAATAAATTAGCACCTTACTACAGAAATGAACCTATTGTACAATACGTTTGTAAGTCAATTTATATCATGGGAGTGATGAATTTGAAACGTATGATGGGTGTAATATCTACAGTTGTATTAATGGGAACAATGGTATTTGGTGGATCAAATGGGGTGGCACATGCAGATACTACTTCAAAACCATATCAGGTTGTAACGCCAGGCGAACATAACGAGAAGCCTGTGACAATTGGTTTTGATACGCAAAAAGAGTTTGAATCTTATGTAAAGAAACATCCAGTGATACCAAATTTATCAAAAACATTTCAGTCATCAAGGATTTATTCTACTTTTTATCATGATATTCATTTAAAAGGAGCACAGTTTCCGATAGATGCAAGCCGTAATCCTGTTATTATTACTAATTTTAATAGTAGTAATAATGATAAGGTTTCCTCAATACTTACACATCCGTTTGGGAATTACACAATGATTTATGAACATATTAATGCGCAAGGTTATGCATTGGCTATTGTCAATAATGGAAAATATCTAAATTTGACAGATGTTAGTATGGGTGATGGAGAAAGAACATGGAATGATCAAGTATCTTCTGCGACTGTAAAAGCAAATTAAGTGCATTAAAAGATGTATAAGAGCGTATGAAAGGAGAAAACCGGACAATTTTGTTCGGTTTTTCGTATAGGAGAGAAAACAATTTAATTTTGAGGATAAGGATAAAGTAAATGTAGTTTTGATAACAAAGAGTGATAATACATACTGGATTGTAATACTAGTAAGGAAAGGAGAGTGATCAGATGGAAAAAATATTTTCTACACATGTTAGTTTGGTGAATGGGAAAACACATATCTTACATATGAAGTTGGAGAGTTTTATAGACAAAGTGGTTGCGCCAGATGGAAGCTTTAGGGAAGGACTGATACGCTTCGATGACATTGTAATAAACCCAGAACATATTGTTTCTTTGCAGCAAGTCACTTCTGTACGAACGCGTAGGGCGAGTCGAACTATATAGGGAATGTGGAGAAGGCACCTATAGCGGGTGTTTTTTCTATTTTATGAGGAGGATTCACAAAATGGCTAATAACAAATTAATTATTGAAGTAAATGCGGATACAACTGGAGCGTTAGAAGGCATTAAGGAAGTAACAGAAGTTGCAAATGAATGTGCGGAATCGTTAGAGAAGTTAGAAAAGGTTATGAATAGGCTTACGAATAAGAAGAAACAAGAGGATATAAAATTTGTCCTGACATTAGGTGAGAAAGTAGTAGTTAAATCTATTGTTGAGCAAACAGCGGATTCAATTCAAGGTCGCGTAATTAAAGGGAGTGAGATAAATGAAACTAGATAAACAAGAACAAGCTGTTGCAATTGGTACATTCATTTCAATGCTAGGACAAGATCTTGTAAATGAACGCATCGATAAACAGAAATTAGAAAGAGTACTTCCTATCTTTAATGAAATGCAAGATAATACAACACCAAAGCAAAAGAGAGAAGCAATGATTAGTTTGCTTGGTAAAGCGGTGGATGATTTTTTAGAAAAATAGCTATAAAAAAAGGAAAAGTAATTCGCTTGGGGAGCGAATTACTTTTCCTGATGGCAATGTTAACTCTATTATAACAAGTTGTATTTATTTGTAAATATATAATCGGAATATTCTTTCTAAAGGAGTGAGATAGATGCAAGTCTACTGTTCTAATTGTCCTGAACATTACGATATGCAACTACAAGTAACATAGATTCTGTTGTACTTGAGTAACCGAATGGCTATTTTTTAAAATTGAAGGGTGAGAATAATGAATAAAAAGGATTTAATAATCAAACTAATTGAGGATTGTCGGATAACGATGAATGAGGCGAGGGTGCTACAAGATTTGGAGCCTGCTCCAGATACACGATACGACCGTTTGTATACGAAAATAAACGAATAACAGGGGGAATAATGATGTTGTGGGTATTAGGGTATCTCATTATAGGTATGGTGTATGCGTCGATTCAAATGCGACCCACTTTGCATAAGATGTTGAAAGAAGAGGAAGGTGATGAGAAAGGAGAAGCAATCGTGATGGCCGTTGTACTTATTCTCATATGTTTGTTTGCGCCATTATGGCCAGCATTGTTGACATTCAGAGTGATAAAGCTATGTAATAAGGGCAGTGGTACAAGTGCCAAGTAAACCGATGAAGCCATGCACTTCACCAATGTGTACAGCGTTAACAAAGGACAAGTACTGTGAGAAACATCAAGATAAGATACAGGAGAACACCAGACATTATGATAAATACATACGAAACAAAAGCTCACGTTCCTTCTACAACTCAAGACTGTGGAAGGATATGCGTGAGCTTATGTTTCGTAGAGATCATGGCTTATGTGTTCAATGTAGAAGCAAGGACATTATTAAGATAGGAGATGTAGTCGATCATATCATTCCGATTCGTGTTGATTGGTCGAAACGATTAGAACCAACAAACTTACAAACACTCTGTCATGCTTGCCACAACAAGAAAACAAAAGAAGATGAGAAGAAAAAATGATAAACAGCCCCCCACCTTGAAAAACCAAGTAATGGTGCCCTGGAGACCGCCGCCAAGCTTTCCGTGCAAAAAATTCGTTTTATTTCATAAAAGGGGGTTCAGCCGAGGGAGGTGGTTCGCATAGGAAGGAAAGCGAAGCCGATTCATTTGCATTTATTAGAAGGTAATACAAATCGATTGACAAAGGATGAAATCGCACAGCGATTAAAAGCTGAAAAACAGTTACAAGCAAAAAAGGACAAGGTAAAACCACCAACGTGGTTAGATTCAATTGCTAAGAAAGAATTTAGACGGATTGCTGGTGAATTACTTGAGTTGGACGTTATTACAAACATAGATGTGAATGCATTGGCAACGTATTGCGATGCTTATTCTGACTATGTTGAATGCACCAAAATTATACGAGAAGAAGGACTTCTTGTTGAATATACCAATAAGGCAGCTGAAACTAATAAAGTTCCACATCCACTACTTACAAAGAAGAAACAGTTGCATGAACAAATGAAGGCTTTGGCTGTTGAGTTTGGTCTTACACCAAGTGCAAGAGCGAAAATTGTCATTCCAAATAGTAAACAAGGTCCGAAAACAAATGTAGAAAAGGAGTTTGACGTATAACATGATCAGACAATGGATGATGGACTACTGTGATGATGTATTACATGGTGAAGTTGTTGCTTGTCAGAAGCATAAACAAGCGTGTAAACGATTTTTAAAAGACATTGAGCGTGAAGGTTCTGAAGATTTTCCATATGTTTTTAAGGAAGAAAAAGCGCTTCGTTTCTTAAAGTGGATGTCTCTTTTTAAACATACAAAAGGAAAATTAGCAGGTCAGAGAATGGAACCACATTCCATACAAATTTTCGTGTTTAGCAATATTTATGGATGGGTGCACCGAAATACAGGGTTACGTCGATTTAAAAAGGCATATTGGCAAGTAGGGCGTAAAAATGCAAAGTCACAATCTTTAGCGTGCGTGGGCTCATATGAAGCAATGGCCTTTGGTGAGAATATGTCGGAAGTATATGTTGGTGCCACAAAAACAGAACAAAGTAAGATTGTTTGGAACGAAATTAAAGCGCAAATGAATGGGTGTGAAGATTTAAAAGAAAAGTTCAATATTGCGTATGGGAAAATTGAACACCTTAAAACCGATTCTTTTATTTCAGCGCTATCAAAAGATGCTGGGAAATCTGGTGATGGACTGAATGTCCAGTGCGGAATTATTGATGAATATCATGCCCATCCTACTTCTGAAATTTATGATGTTCTGGTGTCAGGTTCAGGTGCTCGTCCGAATCCACTCATGATGATTATAACAACAGCTGGTTTCAATTTGAGTCATCCTTGTTATCGTGTGGAGTATCAATATGTTTCTAAGATTTTAGACCCGAACATTGATATTGAAAATGAAGAATATTTTGTGATGGTTAATGAATTAGATAAGGATGATGAAATTACGAATCCTGAAGTCTGGGAGAAAGCAAATCCCATCCTATGTAGTTATGAAGAAGGGCGTTCTTTTTTAAAAGGAGAACTTCAATCAGCTCTTGATGTACCTGAGAAAATGCGTAATTATCTCACGAAAAACATGAATAGATGGGTGGATAGGAAAGAAAATGGCTACATGGATATGCAAAAATGGAAGGATTGCAAGGAAACGGTGGAATTATCCGAATTAAAAGGGTTGGAATGCACAGTAGGTGTCGATTTATCAGCCAAAATTGATTTAACCAGTATTTCATTTGAGTTTAAAAAGGATGATATATACATCGTCTTGAGTCATAGTTTTATGCCAGAAGATACATTAGCTGAAAAACGAAAAACGGATAAAGTCCCTTATGATCTATGGGTACAACAAAAATGGATTACAACAACACCGGGTGCGGTAGTTGATTATGAATATATTAAAACACATATTAGAAATATGGAAAAAGACCATAAATTTAAGATTAAAGAAATATGTGCAGATCCATGGAATGCAACGCAATTTATGCAAGACATGGAAGCGGAAGGGTATACGATAATAGAAATACGCCAAGGGATGGCAACTTTATCAGGTCCTACAAAGGATTTTAGAGAACAAGTGTATCAAAAGAAGGTCATCCATAACAACAACCCTGTACTGAACTGGGCAACGAGTAACGCTATAACAAAACAGGATGCGAACGAAAATATCATGTTGGACAAGTCAAAAGCAACAGAAAGAATCGATCCGATAGCGGCTGTCATCAACTCACATGTTCGTTGTATGCTGAATTCTGGCGAAATGGACTTAAACTCCTATATTTTAAGTCAAGATTTCTCATTTTAGGAGGCATGATATGCGATTTTTATACGTTTTTCTTACCATGTTAGAAGATATTTTTATCATTTCGGGGTTGTCCGTTATCATTGGGACGACTTTTTGTGTGGCTCCTGTGTATGGGTGGTATGTACTTGGAATCACTCTTACACTGATCGGGGTGGTGATGGCGAGGAAATAGAGAAGAGGTGAAAATATGATATTCCGAAATTTATTTCGAAATCAGGACACAACAGACCTAAGAAATCCAGCACCTTGGTTTCGGAGTTTATTTAGTTATGAAGCAACGAGCGGAGAACGGGTTACCGTAGAATCTTCGCTAGGTGTACCAACGGTATACCGATGCGTGAACATTTTAGCGAATAGTGTGGCGATGCTTCCGTTTCAAACGTTTAAAAAGACAGCGAAGGGAAGAGAACGGGATAAGGCACATCAAGTATCGTTTGTTTTGGAAAGACGCCCGAACCCGTACCAAAGCCCATTTAAATTTAAACATGTAATTGAAACGCATCGGAACACGTGGGGCAATGCGTA